GGGTGCCCCAAGGGTTGTGTAACCCCTAAGGCCCCCGCTCCAGCTCGTTTGGGTTTTTGTACACCCACGTGAGCAGTCGTAGAGTCTTTACCTTGAAGGACACCTTTAAATGACAACTCGCTCTAGTCCCGGATCCTTATCTTACGTTGACACGCGAACTCATACCCGTATGAACGGGGAGCAGCTTGTTAGCACTGGTACAGGTTCATCAAAATGGACCAATACCGTGACTTTCGGGGACAACGTCCCCGACTGGCGTAAGAATCTTCGCGATGGCATTGATGCCACGACGACGATGGACGGGAGCCAGATAGTCGCCAGGTACACACCTGGCTATTCGCGCTATTGGAGACCTAAAACATCTCTAACTAGCCCGCTGATCTATCTGTCCGAGGTGTCGGGTTCGCACCAGATTAATATGGTGCCACCCACTGGTGATCCTTCGGGTATTGACTCTTCGAAGTCCAACTCGCAAGCGTTAGGCAAGTTTGCTCGACGCATCTCTGAGGTTAACATGGCCTTTAATGGCGGTGTTTTCCTCGGGGAGCTGACTCAAACTTTGCAAACGATCAAGAATCCAGCCAAAGGCCTTAGAAATCTAGTAGACAACTGGGGCACGACTGCACGACGCATTCGTGGTTCCAGAGTCTATCCGCTAGCCTTCCGAAAACAGAAGGTAGCGGAGGCCCTCGCTGATTCATGGCTTGAGGTCCAGTTTGGATGGCGTCCTCTCCTACGCGACATTGACGACGGGTGCAGAGCACTCGCCGTAATCAATGGTGGTAGGTCGTCTTCTACGCAGCGGATTACCGCTCACGGGAAGTCGGAGGCTAATGTCACCCATACACTCGGCGGCGGAGGCGAGAGCCTTGCCGTTTGGAGTACTGAGACCGTCGCGAAGGATGTCTGTAAAGTCATCTTCCGCGGTGCCATGAGAGTAGAGGCTGTTGACCCCCGCACGATGGATCCGAAGCTTCTCGGGTTTAACCCCGAGAACTTCCTTCCTACCGCGTGGGAGCTGATACCCTACTCGTTCCTGATTGATTATTTCACCAATATTGGGGATATAATCAACGGCTGGTCGCACTTGCTTACTCGTTTGGCCTGGTGCAATCGCACCGAGATCAAGGAGAAGCATATAGAGTCGTCTTCCTGGTCCAACCTTAAGTTGGTAAAGGACGGCAGCTCCGTAGCGACCGGGATGTCGATAACGCCTGCGAAAAGTGTCTTCGTGAAAAGGCGCGTCCTACGAGCGAAGTATACCGGGACTTACGTCCCGAGCTTCCAACTCGAGGTCCCGAGAATCGGGAGTCTAAAGTGGCTAAATATAGCCGCCCTGATCGCGTCTCGTAACGGGGATCGTTCTTGGTCTTACGGCAACTAAGTTCCAAATGGAGACGAACATGACGAAGGTCAAAGACCTCATCACAGTCGCTGCAGATAATGTCTTTGTGCACTTCCCCATTGACACGGAGCGTTATGAACTCCGCGTTGCGTTAGGGCGCCGGTGGGCCTGCCGTGTTAACGGCGGGTACGCTGGCGTCTTACCGTCTGAGGATGTGCATCTTAACTCGGCGGTCTTTTCGCTGGAAGAGACGCTTGGGCTGAGTGCGAAGGCACTGGCTGCTACTTCCTTCCGTCCGAACGATAAGCATACACGGCTCACTCAGGATCGGGCGTACCGCGCTCGCGGTTCGCTCGACCGAGATGAGTACCGTGATGCTATTCGTTGCAGGACCGAGGAGAAGTGTGCGGCCAAATTGCTAACGTACTTGCTCGGGCGCCTCTATTGGCGTTTGGCCTCCGAGAGTCTTACTCTGCAGTTGTCCCCAAAGGACGGAGGAAATCCCACATGACGTGGAATCCTGCTTCTCCGGTTACCGGTGCTCCTCAAACCGGCCTGACATCCCCCACTTACACGTTGGCGACCGATGTCGCCCCAGACGTGAACGGTGTGGCCCGAGCCGTTACAACGCTCGGAGGCACCCAAACGGGTGTCGAAGTCAGTTCCACCTCTAACCCGTTTACTGTCCTAGCGACCCGGCCGAAGGTTTTGAAGACCTTACCGGGTCTGCTGGCGAACGGGCAGCTCCCATCCGTTCCGAAGAACACGTGGATCGTCAGCGTCCGTAAGGGCGTCGACGTTCTATCGGGCCAACCGAAGCAAGTTATGCTTGCACGGTTGGAAATCAGCGTGCCGGCAGGTGCCGACGTCGCTGATCCCGAGAGTGTCCGGGCGGCGCTGTCACTACTCATTGGCTCCCTTTGGGAGCAGAGCAATGAGCTTGGCGACGCGATCATTTCGGGTGTGATCTAGCTTCGGCTAGGTCACTCCGTTATGAAGCGCAGAGTGGGCCCCAAGGTAAAATGTGGGGTCCTCGCCTTGCTGGCTGCCGCTACTTTGAGCGGCAGCCCCATGGCTAGGACGTATGTCCAGTCATGGATCGAGAGAGTCCTGGAAACAGAGCTCTTCCGATAGTAGTCACGCGTTTTGGGAGTTGGTTTAAGGAGTTGACCATGGCAATGTCAGATCTGCTCTTTAGCGACCTGTTGGAAGACCTGAAGCCCTACCTGCCTAACGGGTGGAAACCCGCTGATGGCTGGGGGCCGGATCTTGATCCTAAGGCCGTAGCAGCTATCTCTTTGGCGAAGTCCTTCCTAAAGAAGCATTTAGCTTCTAGGCGGACAACGCTAGAGGGTGACACTGTTGCGGCTGAGAAGTTCCTCCGCTCTAATGAGCGGTGCCGTACTTGGGTCTATAATCCGTGTACGAGTCTCGATGAGGAGCTGATGGGTGAGTTTAAAAACTTGCTCTACCGGTTCTTCTATCCCGAGGGCCATAACCTTACCTTCCACGTCAACGACCTTTTCGATCGTGGGCGTTGTGGGCCAGGAGTGGCTGTAGGGGCTCGAGGCGAGGACTTCTATACGAAGTTCTTTGACTCACCCCTCACTTGTACTAGACAGGCCTTAGTAACCGCATATAGTAACGCGGTATCTAATGACCTTCTCTCCACTTGGGCAACCGCGGAATCCAACCGCGCAAGCCTTTGGGGAGAGCCGGCGTTAGTTCCAGGTAGTAGGTTCAGCTTCGTTCCGAAAGATGACACAACATCCCGGTTAATTGCCATAGAACCTTCGCTGAATATGTTTTATCAGCTGGGGTTCGGCCGACTGCTGGAGGAAAGACTCGTGTCCTTCTTTGGACTCGATATAACTTCCCAGCCGCAGATTAACCAGGAGGCCGCTCGTTTCGGCAGCGTGACTGATGGGCTAACTACGTTAGACCTAAGCAATGCTTCCGACTCATTGGGCTTACCCATGCTAGAATGGGCTTTACCGGGTCCTGTGATGGACCTCTTAAGGCTGTTGCGTTCCCCACAAGGGAACCTCTCTGGCGAGCAACTGGAATTACACATGGTTAGTACTATGGGAAACGGCTTTACGTTCCCGTTGGAAACCCTTGTGTTTTCCTGCGTCGTAGTCGCGTGTATAAAGTCAATCGGGTCCAAACCCGTGAGACCGTACACTACTTGCAAGCCCGGCCAGCAGGACCTGAGATGGACCTCTGGCTATTGGGGGGTCTTTGGAGATGACATCATATGTCACAAGCTCGTCACACACCGTGTGATGAGGCTCCTCGACCTCTTGGGGTTTGAAGTAAATCGCGATAAGTCCTTCGTTGAGGGGTCTTTCCGTGAATCGTGCGGTCGTGACTTCTTTAAGGGTCACGATGTTCGAGGCGTTTACATTAAACGACTCGATACGCCCGAATCACGTTACGTTGCCATCAACGCGCTGAACGTCTGGTCGTCCAAAACAGGAATTCTCCTGTGTAGGACGATTCGACGGCTTGTGGACTCGGTAAGGTGGTTACCTGTACCGCCCGCTGAGAACCATGATGCTGGTATACGTGTGCCTTTCGAGATGGTGAGGTTAAGCCTAGGGAGGACGAACGGCCAAGCTGTTGTCTACAGCCGCCGAGCGCCCAACCCAAAGCGTCTTACCATCAAGGACGGTGAAATACGCGTACCTAAACGGCTGAAGCGGCGCTTCGTCAACCCAGAAGGGTTGATGTTAGCGTTCCTTCATGGCTCCGTTCGTGACTGCCGCATATCGCTTAGGCAAAGCGAGCTGCGGTACCACACGAAGAAGGGGGTAACTCCCTTTTGGGATTACTACCCGCCTACCGGCGACATTGCGTCGCTTGGTGGTGTACCACACTGGGAGAGTGTGGTGAACATTCACCTTTCGAGGTGATTTGTTTTGGGGAATGCCGGGGACGTCCGATGTGACCCACTCACGCACGCTTTGCAGTGAGTGGTGACCGGAGGATTCTCCCTGGCAAACTGGGCTTAGCCCATGGGAAGTGC